TTTGGGGGGGGGTGCCTGGGGGGTAGGTCAGGGGGGGTATGGGGGGCATGGGGGGCCCGGGGGGCAGCTACCCGGGGAGGGGGGGTATGGGGGGCGGGGCCGACGCGCGTCGCGAACCGGAACCGGAGGTGGTTGTTTCTTTCTTTTATATTTCGGAAAATTTGGGGTATCAATCATGATCCATGGTTTTCGCTACATTCTTTTCGGGCCGTGTTCGTGGTATAATCCGCGCATGTATGCGGGTACTCATTGTGATTCTCTTTCAGGGGCCACTGTTGAATTAGCGCGAACGCTTACCACGGATGAAGATAATTTTGCTTTAGCCGTTATCGAGTGGGGCGGGAATTTACGTCAAGCGTACGTTTCCGTGTTTGGGGAACACCCTCAAGCGACTGGAAAAGCAAAAGCTCTTCTTGCCCGTCCTGAGGTATCTGCCCGCGTTAAAGAGTTAAATGGAGTCATCCTTGATGCCCATTTAATCACAATGGAGTCTCATTTGATCGAGTTAGCGAATATTCGGGATATGGCTAAAATGGTCGGGTCTTTGAAAGTTGCTTTAAATGCAGAAGAGGCGCGGGGTAAGGTCGCCGGGTATTATGTCAATAAAATCGAAGTGGGTGGTACGGTATCTATCACTGAAGCGTTAGCGGCGGCTAATTCACGTTTAGTGGAGGCGGATGTGATCGACGTCACGCCACGGCAAAACTAATGCAAAAGCTCAAATATACGCCAGAAGAAGAGCAGCTGTTGATGACTCGGCTGTGGGCGCCCACGTTGGCGAACGACCCTGAAAAATTCGTACTATTTGTGTTCCCGTGGGGGCAAGCTAATACCCCACTCGCTAATTTCAAGGGGCCGCGTGAATGGCAGCGCAAAATTTTGCGTAAAATACGTGACCATGTGGCGAGTAATAAAGGCAAAACCGACATGGATGCTTTGCGTCAGGCGGTGGCTTCTGGACGCGGGATCGGTAAATCAGCACTAGTATCATGGTTGATCATATGGATGCTCACTACGCGCATCGGGTCAACAGCAATCATATCGGCGAACAGTGAAAATCAATTGCGTTCAGTTACTTGGGGTGAGTTAACCAAATGGGTAGCGATGGCAATTAACTCACATTGGTGGGAACCGTCGGCAACGAAATTGTTACCACAGCCCTGGCTTGCCGAGTTGGTTGAACGCGACTTGAAAAAAGGTACTCGTTATTGGGCCGCCGAAGGCAAGCTTTGGTCGGAAGAAAATCCAGACGCGTACGCGGGTGTTCACAATCATGATGGCATGATGGTGGTGTTCGATGAAGCATCCGGTATCCCTGACAGTATTTGGTCTGTGGCCGCTGGGTTTTTCACGGAAAATATCCCGGATCGGTATTGGTTTGCTTTCTCTAATCCTCGGCGTAATACTGGGTATTTTTTTGAAACTTTCCATGGGAAGCGGGATTTTTGGGACGGGTTGCAGATCGACGCTCGGACAGTTGAAGGCACAGACACGTCCATTTATGAACAAATCATCGCGGAATACGGTGAAGATTCAAGTCAAGCACGGGTCGAAGTCTACGGTGAATTCCCTGTGGCGGGAGAAGACCAATTCATCACTCCGATGCTAGTGGAGGATGCATTTAAACGTCCTCGGTACAAAGATGAAACAGCTCCTATCGTGATCGGGGTAGATCCTGCTCGCGGGGGTGCAGACAGCACTGTGATCGCAGTTCGGCAGGGGCGGGACCTCATTGCTTTGCATCGTTATCGGGGCGATGACACTATGGCTACTGTTGGGCACGTGATTGAGGCCATTGAAAAATACAGTCCCGCACTTACAGTAATAGATGAAGGCGGTTTAGGGTATGGCATATTGGACCGCCTAAATGAACAAAGGTATAAAGTGCGGGGTGTGAATTTTGGCTGGAAAGCTAAATCACCTGTCGTGTGGGGTAACAAACGCGCTGAAATGTGGGGGGCCATGCGTGAATGGCTCAAAACTGCATCTGTTCTTAATGATCGGCAGTTAAAAGTTGATTTGATCGGACCCACGAAAAAGCCGAACAGTGCTGGAACTATTTATCTAGAAGGTAAAAAAGAAATGAAAGCTCGTGGGTTAGCGTCTCCGGATGCTGCTGACGCCCTTTGTGTTACTTTTGCGTTTCCAGTGGCTCATCGGGAGTTTTCAGAAAAGCTTCGAAATATTCATTCATACGGGCCTAAAGTCATGACCACTTCTTGGATGGGGGCTTGATATGGCTAAACAGTCTCAGAAAACCCAAGAATTGCTAGCTACAGTCAGGTCCCGACTTCAGCAAGCCATTGCGGCGTATTCGGAATCTCGTGAAGATGAACTAGACGATTTGCGGTTTTTTGCTGGGTCTCCAGACAATCATTGGCAATGGCCTGCGGATGTTTTAGCGACTCGTGGGTCGGTCCAGGGACAGACGATCAACGCTCGGCCATGCCTGACGATCAACAAATTACCTCAGCACATTCGTTCTGTTACTAATGATCAGCGTCAGAATCGTCCGAGTGGCAAAGTGATCCCAGCGGATGACAATGCTGATATCGAGATGGCTGAGATATTTGATGGTATCGTACGCCATATCGAGTATATTTCTGATGCTGATGTAGCGTACGATACCGCATGTGAAAATCAAGTCACTTATGGTGAAGGGTACATCCGAATCCTTACCGAGTATTGTGATGCCAATACGTTTGAGCAAGACATTAAAATTGGGCGCGTCCGCAACAGTTTTTCAGTATATATGGACCCTACGATCCAAGATCCGTGCGGGGCAGACGCTAAGTGGTGTTTTATAACCGAAGATATCCTTAAAGAGGATTATGAACGGATATGGCCGAATGCTACTCCTTTATCTACTTTAATGTCACTGGGTGTCGGTGACCAGTCCATCTCTCAGTGGTTAAATGATGATACTGTTCGGATCGCCGAGTATTATTATATCGATCACGACACGGTTAACTTGAATATGTACCCGGGTAATGTGACTGCTTTTGAAGGCACGCCGCAAGACAAAATGTTGCGCGAAATGCACGGCAATCCTAAGAAAACCCGCCGCGCCGATCGGAAAATTGTGAAATGGTGCAAGACCAATGGTTACGATATCTTAGAAGAAACCGAATGGGCTGGGCGTTATATTCCGGTGGTTCGTGTAGTCGGCAATGAATTCGAAGTCGAAGGTAAGGTGTACGTTAGTGGTCTGGTGCGAAATTCAAAAGACGCCCAACGCATGTACAATTATTGGACCAGTCAAGAGGCAGAAATGTTGGCGTTGGCCCCGAAAGCTCCATTCATCGGGTATGGGGGTCAATTCGAAGGGTATGAAACTCAATGGAAAACGGCCAACACCCAGAATTGGCCTTATCTTGAAGTCAACCCGGATGTTACAGACGGTCAAGGCAGTGTGTTGCCTCTCCCGCAACGCGCAGTGCCTCCGATGGCGCAGCAGGGCCTCATCCAGGCTAAAATGGGTGCGTCAGAGGATATCAAAGCTACCACTGGTCAATTTGATGCCAGCCTCGGTATGGTATCGAATGAGCGTTCAGGTAAAGCGATTCTTGCTCGTCAAAAAGAAGCAGATGTAGGGACCTACCATTATGTGGATAATTTGGCTCGTGCTGTTCGCTATGTTACTCGTCAATTAGTGGATCTAATTCCAAAAATTTACGACACTGAGCGGATTGCTCGGATCATTGGTGAGGATGGTGAGCCAGACCATGTGAAAATCGATCCTGAACAAGACGCTCCAGTCAAAAAAATCACTGATCAGCAAGGTATCGTGATCGGTAAAATTTACAACCCGTCAGTCGGTAAATACGATGTTCGTGTTGTAACCGGTCCTGGATATGCCACCAAGCGGCAAGAAGCGTTGGAAGCTATGGCCCAACTGCTTCAAGGCAATAAAGAGCTATGGGCTGTGGCTGGTGACTTGTTTGTCAAGAACATGGATTGGCCGGGCGCCCAAGAATTAGCGAAACGTTTTGCCAAAACCATTGACCCGAAACTGCTTGGCGGGGAAGAAGACAACCCGGCGTTGCAAGCGGCCCAGCAGCAGATTGAGCAAATGGCACAAGAAATGGAAAACATGCACCAGATGCTTGTGAATGCCAGTAAATCAATCGAAGTACAAGAGCAAGTGCGTAAAGATTTCGAAGCTAGAATCAAAGCATTCGATGCTGAGACGAAGCGCATTTCGGCGTTGGCCGAGTCTATGACGCCTGAACAAATTCAAGACATAGTGCTTGGTACGCTTCACGCTGCCATGGACGTCGGGGACGTTGTGGCTGGAGGCATGCCTGACGTAAATGATCTGAAAGTCGGTGACCCTAACGAAACTGGAAACGCCCCAAACGCGCTCGAATATCCTGAATTGATGCAACAGGGGGCACAGGGATGAAACCGTGTGAATTTATAGGGTTGTTCTTTTTAGCGCGCGATATAACGCATTCGGTGCATCTGAATACTCGTAGTTATTCAAAGCACATGGCTTTGAATCAGTTTTATGAAGGTATCATGCCATTAACGGACAGTTTCGCAGAAGCGTATCAAGGTCGTCATGGTATGATCGGTCCCATTACGCTTCAAAGCGCGAAAAAAACTAGTAATGTGATCGAATTCCTACAAAGCCAACTTGACGAAATCGAATCGGTGCGGTATGATGTAGTAGATCGTAAAGACACTGCTCTCCATAATATGATCGACGAAATCGTTGCTTTATATCTATCAACTTTATACCGACTTAAATTTTTATCATGACGCTATCGATTACTCATACAACTCCTGCCGATGGTACATTTAGCGCGACTGGCGCTGCAGCTTGGAATGCCACACATAGTTTAGGTGGAGTCGTTGAGGTCGCTCAAGGTGGTACAGGCGCGACGAGCGCAAGTGGTGCTTTGACAAATTTGGGTGCATACCCTGCGTCAAACCCTGCTGGGTATGGGACCGGAACAGTCACATCAGTCACAGGTACAGCACCTGTCGTGTCATCCGGCGGTGCTACTCCCGCGATTTCAATGGCTGCAGCCACTGGCTCAGTGAGTGGGTACTTAACTAGCGCCGATTGGAACACTTTTAATGGTAAATATTCTGTTGGCGGTGCTTTGGGCACCCCATCAAGTGGAACAGTCACTAACTTAACTGGCACTGCTTCGATCGATATCAATGGTAGTGTAGGGGCCACCACACAATCCACGGGCGCATTCACAACGCTTAGAAGTACTGGGTCAACTCTTTTGGGCGGCGCGTCGGGTTTCGAACAGGTCAGAATCAATCCGGTAGCGAGTCGTCTCCAATATATATTATTTTCAGCAAACACAACTTCTAATATCCAAAAAATAGGTGTAGTGGGGTCGTCTAACTTAGGAATAAATTGTGAAACTGGAAGCATTCGATTCTGTACAGCTTCCAATGATACTCTCATGCAATTCGTAGTTAACTCCACAGCAAGCGCCGTTAACTACGTGGCCGTCACTGGCGCGGCCACCGGGGGATCACCAGTGGTTTCTGCGGAAGGCAGTGATACGAACATTAATCTCCGTCTCACTCCAAAAGGTACAGGAACGCTCCAGTTCGGTACGTACACATCTAGCGTTATCACTCAGACTGGTTATATCACGATCACGGATGCAGGTGGTACATCGCGGCGTTTATTAGTAGGATAATTATGGAATTGCCATTTAAACTGACAATTGAAGAAATTAACTATGTGTTGGGCTTGCTTGGCGAACAGCCAAACAAAAGCAACACTTACTCGCTCATGGTGAAAATCAAACAACAGGCGGATGCGGCTATAATTACTCATGCGGAGGTGAAGCAATGAAATGGGCGATTAACTCTTTGATGGTCGCAGATGTGCCCGTGGCTAAAGCGGCGGTGATGGTTCACTTTACTCTTTCAGATACGCAAGAAGGGTTGACGGGTCAAGTTGATTATTCACTTAATTTGCTTGAAGGTGATCTAGATAACTATACTCCGTATGATGAAATAACAGAAGCTCAAGCCATTCAATGGACAAAATTGGCGGCGGGGCCGGAACGTATTGCTAGCTGGGAAGCTGAAGTGCAGGCTAAAATCGATGCTCAGAAAATCCCCGTCCCACAACCTGCTTTGCTGCCTTGGGCCAGCCATGAATAGTTTTTTTGGTGGTTCATTTTTCGGTCGAAATTTTTTTGCTGCTGCTTATGGTGCTGCCGCGCAACTTTTGATCAAAATACGTTCATTTACGGCATCTAGGAGAATTTAATGTCTGCGAATCTTAAAGCTATTACTACTTGTTTAGGCTACCAACAGATTACTTCGTTGAGTTCAGCATCTTCTTTGACCGTACCGGCTACAGATTCAAATGGTTTAAAGCAGCGTCCGGTTATCGCACTCATTACGCCTGAGAGTCAGGACGTTCGTTGGCGTGATGACGGTGTGGCGCCGACTGCGACGGTGGG